CCAACGCCAACATTGTAATTATTTGTAGCCGTTGTGAAGTTTTGAGCGAATAAAGCACTTTGTCCTATAGCAACACTTCTACTACCTAAAGTATCGCTAGTTAAAGCAGTTTTCCCTACAGCCACGTTAGAATTGGCTTCAGTAAGAGCATCACCCGCTGTATAGCCAATGATGACATTAGAACCCCCCGTGGTGATTGAAGATCCCGCCAAACCTCCAACTGCTACATTGTTATCTCCACTGGTCAAAGACGCTAATGCGGATCGACCTATTGCAATAGCATCGCCGCCAGTATAAACACCACCTAAAACATCGCGGCCTATTGCTACGGCATTAGAACCAGAAGTTATTGCATCTCCTGCGCTATCCCCTATTGCAATATTGCCAGCGCCCGACAAAGATCCACCGCTTAGAGCAGCGTTGCCCAAAGCCACGTTGTCTGTGCCAGTAGGAAAGTTGCCGTTGAGTTTTACCGTACCGTCTACGGTAAGAGAGACATCTATATCTACTGCATCAAGGTTAGCCGTGCCATCAACGTCCAAATCGGCATTGAAATCAGCATTACCCGCAAGGGTTAAGGTAGACGCCATGTCTACAGCACCATCAATATCTACTACATCAAGATTAGTGGTGCCATCTACATCCAAGTCGCCTGATACAAAGAACGACGGGACAGAAAGATCAGTAAACGCATCGACCATCGCAGCGCCTGACCCAGCACCGTCGCTGTAAATTGCTTTGGTCTGACCATTCAATATGGTGATGCTTGCGCCAGAGCCTTGGCTGATAATGATTGACTGCGATCCGCTGGTTGCATTCTCAATGAACCACAACTTGCTGACCGTGTTTGGGCCTATAGTGATGGTGCAAGTTGAATCAAGAGTGCCAGTGTATTTGAGGAAGAGACTGCGGCCCGGATCAGTAGATCCATCAGCAATAGTAGTAGTGTGGGTATCAGCGTTAGTCGTAATAGCTTCCGTACCAAAGCTGAATGCCTCTGCAATTAATTCGAGGTTAGTATTAGTACTGGTTCCCCAGGTGCCTGCCTCGTCACCAGTGGCAATCTCTTTCAGGCGCAGATCGTTAACGTAAGTTGCCATTTATCTTCTCCGACTTTTCGTCTTAGGCTTTGGCTTGCTCATAGAAGCGACATGCTTCTTTAGCGTCTCAGCTTGCTTTTTGTGAGTCTTAGAGGCTTTCTCTAAACCCTTAATAACCTTTTTGACCTTCCGTACCATCAGGCTACCTCTTCCCAATTCGGTGTTTGACTGTCTGTTACAGCAGTCCAACTCGGTGTTTGACTATCGGTTATAGTACCCCAGTTAGGGTCTTGACCATCATTTATGATGCCATAAACAAGGAAATACCCTATCGCTCCTGTCGCTGAAACACCCGTGACAGAAACGTTTGCATCTGCTGCAACGGTAACGTTCCCAACGTTGGAGTCACCTTGGACTCCAGTGACAGAAACATTTGCCGTGCCCGTGACTGTAACCGAGCCAATTGCTCCAGTCCCAGCATTCCCAGTAACAGCAGCATTCGCATCAGCGGATACAGTAACCGTTCCGGCAGATCCAGTGCCCGCCACGCCTGTGACAGATACGTCAACACCCGCTCCCTGAACGATTGTGACTGACCCGATTGCCCCTGTTCCTGAAACGCCTGTGACAGTGACATTTGCGTCTGCGCTGACCGTGACAGTCGTAACCGCGCCAGTGCCTGCAACGCCCGTGACTTCAACAGGTATCGCTTCATTCCAGGCGCCTTGGCCCCAAGTGCCTCTACCCCAACCTGTAACATTTGCCACACGTTATATCCTACTGATTATGGCGACGGTCTTTCTGCTGTTTTAACCAGCGGCGATATTCTTCTTCAGTCATGCGTTTCTGCTGAACCTGCTTGGCCACAACATCCTAAGCAATGCGAATAATCGCGTTAGACGCATCTGCTGCGGGAAACTGAATCGTAAAGTCACCAGAGCTAGACGTTTTGTCTGCACCAAAATCTAATGCGCAAACAGCCGGGTCACCAGAGGCGCTGTCGTTGAAGATCAATGCGCCTCGTGCGGTCAGACTGCTAGAGCTAAACGTTAAATCAGAAAAGTCTGTTATCGCAGTAGTGCCATCATTGCTAGGATCAACACGAGTAAGTGCTGCACCCTTGGCGGTGTAGCCAGTGCCTGATATCTCATTCGATGTTGTATACGCCGTGGTGCCTGCACCCAAAGATGCAGAGCTTGTGTACAACGCAAGATTAAATGTGCTGCCACCTGTGTTCTTGAAGTTGTGAACTGCCTCCAAGATTTCTTTTTTGAAGGTTGTGCACATTGCTGTCGTTATCGCCATTACAGACTCCTGATTATGTTTGCCATGTCAGCATGGCCCTGTCTTTCTAGTTCTGCGATCAAAGTTGTTCTGTCGCTCTTGATAGCTTCTTTGATGTAAAACGCCACAGTTGCTTCTACAGACTGCTTGAAAGCCTCTGCTTGCTGAGCAATCAAAGGATGGCAGTTTCCACCAACACTCACAATCCTATCTGCAGCAGCCTTTGCCCAAAACTCTGGGTCATGCCCTTTGTCTTGTGTTGTTGCCACTACAACGCTACCAACCTCCAGACTTGATGCCTCAAACAAAGCCAATCTTACCCCCTGGCAATATCGTATCTATACTCATCTCTTGCACCATAGCCTTCGCCAAGCTTTTTAAGAGCAGATATAGCCATCATAAAACGTTGCTCATATTGAGCCGCCTCTTCAGGTATTTTCAAAAAAGTAGCTGCCTCAACAAGTGTGCCATACAGCAAAGCATCAGGCGCGTTGTCAGAAAGCCAAGTCGTACTTGATCCAGACGTTGTTGTCAGTGATGCAGGTCGATACTTGTAATGAAGTTCAAACGAATAATCAGAAGCTGGTGTAGGCGCCAAGATAAACGTGTTGTCATCAAACAGAGCGTAATACTTTGTTGGGCCAGTGGTTGATGCGTTTGGCGTATAGTCTCTTATGAATGATACATGCTTGAACAGTGGATAGGTGTAGACGCTATCTATTATCAAAGCCAAGCTGTATGTAGCCAAGAAGTCTGATGGTGTGGCTAAATATTGAAACCCAGTTGTTGCGTTACCTGTAACGTTTTTTCTAAATACGGGAAGTGTTACATTCTTCAGTATGCGCTCTTCGGCTTCTTTTATGAAAGTATCAAGGTTAGCTACAAATGTAGTCTCTGCAGTTTCGCAGTAATCCTGAACCGTAGACTTCAGTGTTGCTAATGTAAAACTCATGTTGTCACCACCGTTACTGTTCCGACAGAGCCAGTTGCGCCATCTATGTTGAATTCTGAACCTATCGGATCACCCGTGGTAGACATCATCTGATTATCATCGATGGTTCTTACAACGCCTGCCCCGGCAACCACATCAGGAGAAAGATTGGGCCTGGGGAAGCGCAAAGCTTCTGGATCAGAAACATTGTGAATGGGCTCTAGCTGCGGGTGTTTAGGTTCGTAACACTCAGGACAAACACGAAAACCTGTCCACTCTTTCTTGAGTGTGAGGTATTTATACTGAAAGCCACACCTGTCGCATATGGCAATTGCATACTTGCCAGAAGCAAAAGCCATTACGCTATCCTAGATCTTAGACCTGGAGATATCATCAAAGAAGCTCTGCTTTGATCTTGATCAGCTGCTCTAGCGAACTCTTCTTCATAGAACCCTTTGAGCATTTGAACTCTGTCAGGCGCTTTTTTAAGAGCTATGTAGTATGCCAGTCCTGCCGCCAAACAAGGATAGAATCGAAAAGGCACATCAACTGTGTTCACACTAGCATCTGCATCCTCAATGCGAACTAAGCGATTGATGATCAACTGGTCTGTTGCGTTTTCTGATGCTGGCCAAATGTAAAGACGGGGAGTCAGTTGTTTATCAAGGAAGAACTGAGTCGGCCTTGCTTGAGTCGATTTGGTAGGAATGTTGTAGTACTCAGACCTGCCTATCTGCTCCATGGTGATATCTGTGGTCGTAGAGCCTTCGGTTCTTCTGATAACAACGTCTAGCACATCAATTGTGCTTGCAGACAAGTCAATAAACTCAGCACCAACGGTAAGCGTGGTTGCGCTATTGGTAACAGTCCATTGATTCAAACCTCTATTTGCCCAGTCGGCAAACAGAAGGTTCAAAGATCTTCTTGCAGTTACGCCATCGTAACCAGTGCGAAACTCAAGGCCACATCTTTCAAATGCTTCCTCGATGTATTCCGCAACATCTGGTTCAAAGTCTCTGCTTCCAGAAGTGGCCATTAATAACTCTTTATGACCTCAAGGATCACAGTGTATGTATCGCCACTACTCGCACCAATCGTGGTGAACTGAACGTCACCAGTCTTACCTGATCCTGCATTGTTGGGTATCCCAGAGAACGGCGTGTAATCGTGCATACCGTTTGAGTCTGGAGACAAGGCAATGATCAAAGTGTCTGTGGTTGCGTCATTCAAAAGCTGAACGCCCATGCCAACACACTGCCACCAGATCTTTGATATCGCCACCTCTGTGCAGGAATCGCCCTTGCTGTTTGCCTGAAGAGCACTGACATCAATCTTGCCC